CGTGGCGTGGGCCGGCGTCAACGGAGGCTGAGCCATGACCGAGCACGGCATGGGCTATGTTCCCGACCGCGAAGGTTCTGAGGCGTTCGTGGCCACGTTGCCACACCCAACGCTTGCGTCAGCTGGCCCAGACCTCAAGGCCGCTGATCAGGATGTCATGCTGTACCCGGCCCTGCTTCAGTGCATGCCGTCCTGGCGTCGCGGCTCGCAAGGAAACGTTGGAAGTTGCGTTGGCTGGGGCGCGTCGCTCGCAGTAGACGTGCTCGCAGCCTGTGACATTCATTGGCGGAAAGAGCCCGAAGCGTGGAACGGCCGCACGATTGAGGCGAGCCTGTACGGGTTCAGCCGGGTTGAGGCTCGCGGGCAGAAGTCGAACAATGGCGGCGACGGCAGCACGGGATTCCACGCAGCCAAGAGCATCCGCGACTACGGTGCCCTGCACTACGGCGTGGACTACGGCGGCACTGTGTTTGAGAAGCACAGCAGTCAGCGGGAACGCGACTGGGGCCGCAACGGCGTGCCTGACGTGCTCGAGCCGTTTTCCAAGGAAAGGCGTTGCTCTGAGACAACACTAGCCACGTCGTTTGTGGAGGCGGCGAAAGCCATCAGCAACGGCTACCCGGTTGTCGTGTGCAGCGGCCAGGGCTTCAGCATGAGCCGAGACGCTGACGGCTTTTGCAAGCCGGGTGGCGTTTGGTGGCATGCGATGTGCTTTATCGGTGTGCGCTTTGGCAAACGTCCTGGCCTGCTTTGTGCCAACTCGTGGGGCGACTCCAACACGGTTGGCAAGCACTTCCCCGAGACGATGCCGGATGTCGTCCGTAAGTGCTCATTCTGGGTCGATGCCGAAGTTGCCACCAAGATGCTGAGCGGTCGTGACTCCTACGTCTACGCCGGGTACAGCGGCTTTAAGCCAACGGCGATGCCCGACAACTGGCTGCGAGGTGTGCTGTGAGATTTCTTATCTGCCTGCTCGTTGTTGTGATCGGATGCGTGGCCACGCTGCCTGATGACCACGGCGTATCCGCTGACATGGCCTGCGAGACAGCCCGCATCGTGACGCAGCTGCGGCACGAGATCGCACCGACGCCGGCCAGCGACAAGTGCGACAACTGCGTTGATGGCTTCATCGGTGACGGGAAAATCAAAATCACCTGCCCCACCTGCAAAGGAACGGGCAAGAAATGACGCGCGACGAACTTGTTGCGGACGTGTGGGACTCGCTGCCGATGCGTAAGCATCTGCTAGGCCGCGAGCGTGTTGGCCGCATTGTCGAGCGAGCCTTGAGGGAATGGCCCATTCCGGTGCTGTACCAGTGCGACGCCAAGCAGACCGAGGTGGTGGCCAAGCACTTCGCCCGGCGACTTGAACGCCAGGAGCGTGAGTACGGAATGGGGTTTCTGGCCAGCATCATCCTGGCGGCCATCATCAGCGAGATCGTCAAGAAAATCGTGCAGCGGTGGCTGGATAATCGTGGCGAGATGCTGGAGGCGATGCAGTGACCGACCAAGCAAAGGAAACGCTGTACAGCATTATGGAGCGGTGGGGATTTCCCACTTTGGTAGCCATTGCCTGCGGCTGGGTGCTTCGCGCCGATGTTTTGCTACCTCTTGTGGAAGAGCACAGGGCATTCGTGAAGTCATTGAGCGAGACGCAGCGTGAGATTAGCAAGGCGGTGAGCGAGCAGACGCGGTTGCTGTATGCCCTACAGCCTCGAGCCAACGAGCAGCAGGAGAACTAAGCCATGGCGATGAGCCCGAAACTACTGAGGCCACGCTCGACGCTGCACCCAGATGCTGCTAGTTGGGCTGCGAGAGTTGTTGCCAACGGTGGAAGCGTGACCGGAACAACCTTGGCAGCCGTGTCCAAGTTCTGTGCGGCTATCGACGCAGCCGGGATTCGCTCACGTATGTACCGTGCGAATCTTTTCTGCGGCTCAAATTTCAACGCCGCACTGGTGCCGCTCTATCGGGGACCGTCGCTCGGCGGGACGCAGTACGGCGGGACCACAGATACCAACGTGGGGCCGTTTGTCAGCGGCGACTACGCGGAGACAGGGGCGAGCGGCGGGCTGACAAACACGGGAAGAACCAAGTACCTCAACACTGGATTTCCTACAAACACGTTAACGGCAGGCGACAGGCATTTGGCGTTTTATGCAAGGAGTTTTGTCAATTCAGATTTTGACCAGTTCATGGGGTCGGAATCGGCGGCCAGTATTTCCCAAGCCTTTGCATTGGGTTTCCAAGTGTCCGCGAGCGCTGTTGCCTTTCAGTTTGGCGCGTCTACTTCCGGCATCTCTTCTGCCGGATCTGTTTCATCAGGAGCTTTTTGGCTAGGAGTTCACAACACGTCAACCGGAGGCGTAATTTACAAAAACGGCGCGAGCGATGGCACTGGAACTCTTACCGCAGCAACGCCTCCATCATCCGACGTTCATATCTTTGGGATTAACCGAGCTAGTTCGACAGCGAACGTGGACAGGTACGGAGGTGCTTCTGTTGGGTATTCAATCGGGGCTGCCCTGACGGCACCGCAGGCAGCGGCATACAACACGGCCATGCAGGCGTTCCAGGCCGCACTTACGAGGACCGCATGACACTCTCCGACCTCGCGCTCCCGATGCCCTACGCCGAGTGCAAAGACCTTGCTCTCGTCTACTCCTACGACATCGCCGTCTTGCTCTACGGTGTGCAAGAGGAACATGGCGATCCTCGCCACGTTCCAGCAGGTCGGCAACTCACCGATGGCCGATGGATGCTCTGCGGCGACGTTCTCAGCGAGGTAGGCGAAGGCGGGATTCTGGCTGGCGGGTTTGCGTTTGTAACGCCAGGGATGATGCAGCAGATCGAAGTCATCCCCCTGGCCGACGCCGTCGCCCTGCTGCCAGAGTCCCCTAGCCCTGTGAGCTAGTGAACTGCAAGAGTTGCCGCAGATTCCCGTACAGTGACCACACCTAGGAGCTACCCATGGCCGACAACATTCTGAGCCGCAAGAACCGAGACATCGACATTACGCTGCACACGGCGACAGCATCGGCTACCACGCTCGACATGCGTGATGTGGCTGGTGCTGTTGTGACGCTGGGCACCATGAGCACCAACGCCGCCACGCTCCAGATGTGGGTTGGCACCAGCACGGCCGGAACCTTCCGCCGACTCTACAAGTCAGACGGCAGCGTGGCAGACCTCACCCTGTCTGCCTCAAGCACGGACGGGCGAGCATATGCCCTGCCCGATGAAGTCTTTGGCACCGAGTACCTCAAGATCGTCTCGGCCACCACTAACAGCACGGGCACCGCTGGCGTGGTGATGCTGAAGAGCTAACGTGCCTACCAAGATCCCCAGCCATAGGCCGCTGCGTCTTGGCCCTCGCATGCGAGAGGCCAGGCCCAACGCGGCAGCCCGTGGCTATTGCTCAGTAGCTCACAAGGCGTGGAGGCAGGCGGTGCTGAACCGATGCCACTGGCAATGCGTTGACTGCGGCCGTGTGGCCTATGGCCGTGACATGCACGCAGATCACGTAGTGCCAGTAAGTGTGGCCCCAGACCTGCGGTATGACGTGACCAACGGAGCGGCCCGGTGCGTGTCGTGCCACAGCCGAAAGACGAATAGTGAACGCTTGACTACCACGTAAACCCATGTACCCTACGCATAAACCACAAGGAGGTGGATATGGCGTGCCAGGGTTGCGGTTCTGATTGGGTGACTGGTGGCAATGTCTTAAGGGCGCACGCCAACGGAAAGGACTGCACTTCTTGTCCGCACTGCTGCAGGCTTTCAAGGTGCAAGGAGCGGAAGCGTGGCCGATGGCATGGACCTAAAGGCCAGCCATTTCTGCCAAGCGTTTTCAAGAAGGAGCGAAAGAGGGCCAGGAAGACCAGCAAGCATTGCGCATATTGCTCTAAGAAGCTGACTTACTTTCAACCAAAGTATTGCAGCAGGAAATGCTTCAACGACGCCCGTAAGTGCGGAAAGCAGTCATGGGACAGGACGAGTCAGCTAGAGGGCGTCTATCACCGTGGTGGAAGGTGGAAGAACGCGCCCAGCAAGAAATACATAGAGAGCGTGAGCAACCTTGACGCATGGCTAATCAAGATGTCAGGCCTGTGGGAGGTGATGATTGAGCAGAACGCCAAGCATTCAAAGGAATGCGAAACGTGCGGAGGATGCATTCGTGACCCCCGCAATGCAGGCATGGGAAGGTTTTGTTCTCGTGCGTGCGCGAAAGCATGGAGAGGCGTCCGTTTGTGCAAGTGTGGCAATGAGGTGCCTAACTCGTCCGCGCATAGCAAGCCATCGTGCAAGGACTGCAAACGTGAATCCAGGCGTCTGCATAAGCGCATGTACGGTTGCTACCGCCGCCGCTGCAAGACATACGGCGGACACTACAACTCGGCAGTAAAGCCACGCGATGTTTTTGAGAGAGACGGCTGGCGATGCCACGTATGCGGCAAGAAGACATCCAAGGTGTTCAGCGTTACCGACCCAAGGTCTGCAACTGTTGACCACCACCCGGTACCATTGAGCAAGGGCGGCGACCACGATTGGCACAACGTGCGATGCTGTTGCTTTGAGTGCAACAGCCTCAAAGGTGCTAAGTGGGATGGACAGCGTCGCCTTCGGCTTTCAGCTTGAAGAAAATCATGCCAACCTCGTCTGAGGAAAACCAGAAGTCCCTGCTTCTGTAGGCGGGGCCGAAATTGGGAGTTTGCAACATGGGCAAGGGCCGCAAGCCAACGCCAAAACCGCTACTTAAGCTTCGCGGCGCTCGCGTTAGGGGCCCGCACAAGTCCGGCATAGACGCCGTTCCGGGCATCCCGCCTGCTCCGCACTGGCTCTCCGATCTCGCCCGCGAGGAGTGGGAGCGGATTGTGCCGATGCTCGAGGCGTCCAAGGTGATGAGCCCGCGACACCAGCAGACGCTGGGCGCTTACTGCGACTCTCTCGCGGACATGATTGAGGCAGATCGTGAGCTCAAGGCAAACGGGGCCACGTTCATGGACGATCGCGGTAGGGTAAGCAATCACCCGGCGTGGAACCGCAAACGCGACGCGCGAAACCAGATGCTGAAGTTCGCGGCCGAGTTCGGCCTGACGGCCTCGGCGTTGGCCCGCGTCTCGGCGGTTGAGAATGGCCCGCAATCAGACGAAGAAGACGCCCGCATGTTCGCTTGAGCACCCGTGCGAAAAGTGCTCCTCGTGTCTGGCGGTGCGTTTCTTCCACAAGCACCTGACACACGCCAAGGGCGAGCTCGGCGGCAAGCCGTTCACGCTTGAGCCGTGGCAGCAGGACTACGTTCGCAAGCTCTTCGCCACTGAGGGCGACGTGCGAAAAGTCCGCACAAGCCTGCTAGCCATTCCGCGCAAGAACGGGAAGAGTAGCCTATGTGCGGGAATCGCCCTCAAGCTGCTGATGGAGAACGAGCCCGGCTGTGAAGTCTATTCGTGCGCAGCCTCACGCGATCAGGCCCGGCTCGTTTTTGACATGGCCCGCGTCTACGTCGAGCAGTCGCCGGTGCTGCGTCAGCACCTCAAGGTTTACCGAAACGCCATCGTGCGGGAGGCGACGCACGGAACGTACAAGGCACTTTCCGCTGAGGCTGGAATCCAGCATGGGCTCTCCGCTCATGGAGTGATTTTCGATGAGCTCCACGTCTCAAACCGCGAGATGTGGGAAGTGATGCTGAGCAGCCAGGGTGCTCGGCGTCAGCCGCTGACGGTGGCGCTCACGACGGCAGGCTTTGATCGCAAGAGCGTCTGCTGGGAAATCTGGAAATACGCTGAGGCTGTGGCCGCCGGCACGGTAAAAGACGAGACGTTTCTGCCAGCCATCTATGCCGCACCGATTGAAGCCGATTGGAAGGACGAGAAAACGTGGGAGCGTGCAAACCCCAACCTGGGCGTCTCGGTGCGCATGGACTTCCTGCGGAGCGAGTGTGCTCGAGCGGTTGAGATGCCGACGTATGAGAACACTTTCCGGCAGCTGTACTTGAACCAGTGGACAGAGCAGAGCACGAGGTGGCTGCGGATGGATCACTGGGCGCAAGGCGACAAGCCTTGTCCCGTGGATCTGGCGGGCCGTGAGTGCTGGGCCGGTTTGGACTTGGCCACGACGTTTGACACCACAGCCCTAGTGCTGCTCTTCCCGCTTGATGACGGCACGTTTTGGATTGAGCCGCACTTCTGGATCCCGAGCGACAACGCCCACCAGCGAGAGCGACGTGACAAAGTGCCATACCTAACGTGGCATCGGCAGGGGCATCTGAACATGACCGATGGCAACGTCACCGACTTTGACCAAGTGCGTTCAGACATCAACGCCATTGCCAGCAAGTACAAGCTGTGCGGCATCGGCCTGGACCCGTGGAACTCCGCGCAACTCGGCCAACAACTGCAAGGCGACGGCCTTCCCATGTCAGACTTTCGACAGGGCTACGGATCTTTATCCGCGCCCTCGAAGCAACTAGAAAACTGGTGCGTGTCTGGAAAACTAATACACGGTGGGCACCCAGTGCTGTCGTGGCAGGCTTCCAGCGTGGCTATCCAGCAGGATTCCGCAGCCGGAAACATTAAGCCAAGCAAGGCCAAGAGCACAGAACGCATCGACGGCATCGTGTCGCTAGTCATGGCCATCGGGCTGTGGCAAAAGGCAACCGCAGCCACGCCGGAACAGTCCTGGGACATCGTGACTCTATGAGCGAAAACGCCGCCGCCGACTTCAGGATGTTTGACCTGCGTGGCATTGACTGGCCCGAGGTGAGCTCCAGCCGCACGCCTTCCGGCATCCGAGTCAACGCTGACAACTCTATGGCGTGCTCGGCCTACACGGCCTGTATCCGTGTCATTTCGGATGCCGTCTCGTCGTTGCCACTGCACGTTTTTGAGCGGCTCGCCAGTGGAGGCAAGGCGAAGGCTACGGCCCATCCGATCTACCGATTGCTGCACATGCAGCCCAATCCATGGCAGACGGCTCAGGAGTTTCGGGATTGGATGACCGGAATGTATCTGCACTACGGTGCGAGCTACGCCGAGATCCGCCCAGGTGCTCGAGGTGCTGTGTCCGAGTTGTGGCCGCTGCACTCCAGCCGCATGGAGGCTGAACGGCTGTCTGACGGCACGCTTCGGTATCGCTACCGCGAGCCGAGTGGCCAGCAGACGATCTACAGCCAAGAGCAGATTTTCGCCCTGAGATTCACAACCGAAGACGGCATCAAGGCCATCCCGACCTACAAGATTTTTCAGAACGCCATCGGCCTAGCCCAGGCCCTTGAGGCACACGGCAGCACGTACTTCGGCAATGGTGCCCGGCCCGGCATCGTGCTGGAGAGCGACAACCCGATTCCCGTTGAGGCTGCCGAGCGACTCCGGGAGCAGTGGGAGCGAATGCACCGTGGTGCTGACCGTGCTTTCCGCACAGCTGTGCTGCCTAACGGCGTGAAGGCCCACGAGCTCAGCGGCTCAAACGAAGCGGCGCAGTTTCTTGAGACTCGCCAATATCAGGTGATTGAGATATGCCGGGCGTTCCGTGTGCCACCGCACATGATTCAAGACCTGACTCGCTCGACGTATTCAAACATTGAGGTGCAGGGCACGGAGTTTGTGCAGCACTGTCTCCTGCCGCATCTGAAGAGGTGGGAGTCTGCTATTGCCCGCGATCTGATTGTCGATGATGAGCGGTACTTTGCCGAGCACTCGGTGAGCGGAATGCTGCGAGGCGATCACACCAGCCGCTCTGCCTATTATGTTTCCGCTCTTTCGCACGGCTGGATGACAGTGAACGAAGTGAGAGAGTTAGAAAACCTCAACCCGATCGGGCCAGAGGGGGACGTTCACTACATCCCCCAGAGCATGACAACGCTCGGGCAGATTGGAGAGCCGCCGCAGGACACGCCGGGCGAGCCAGCGGACGGAACGCCAGAAGACGATGCCGAAGACACGACTACCGCCCAGGAGGTGCCGACGAATGGAACTTGAGCGCCGCGACTTCGCATTTGACGAGACTGACGAGCTCATCGTTGAGCAGCGTGCTGACGGCCGGGCAGCCATCATCGGCTATGCCGCCGTGTATCAGCGTTTGAGTTTGGACCTAGGCGGGTTCAAGGAAGAAATCCTGCCGGGTGCTTTTGACAAGGTGTTGAGCCGGCAGCGTGGCAAGCAGGACGTGGTGGCCCTGTTCAACCATGACAGCAACATCGTGCTCGGTCGCACCTCGAGCGGAACGCTGGAACTCACGAGCGACAGCAAGGGGCTGCGGTACGTGGTCACTCCACCCGTGAGCCGTGCCGACGTTCTGGAGCTGATCGCCAGAAAGGACGTGGCTGGCAGTTCATTCGCGTTCACGGTTGGCAAGGACGGGGAAGCGTTTCGAACTGGCGACAGTGGCCAAGCAATCCGCCAGATCCGCGAAGTGAGCGGGCTGTATGACGTTGGCCCAGTGCTTACGCCTGCGTACCCGTCAACGTCCGCGAGCGTCGCCATGCGTTCCTATGAGGCATGGATTGCATCGCAGTCCGCCAACGAGCCGGCAGTTCGGGCGGTTAGTTCGCGTTCGGCCTTGCGGGGCGTCGCCGCCGCCTGGGCTGCCACCTTAAGGCTGAAGAATGTCTGAGGCCCGCTGCACCTGCGGCGAGAAGTTGCGGTGCCGTTCTTCTCGCCCTTGCGGCGAAGAGCGTCAGCAGTATTTGCGCTGCCCAAGGTGCGGCGCTCGCGGCGTGGTGTTTGTAAAAACAACACATTCGGAAGTCCGGTTCTGCAAGAGGCCGGCACGCTAGAGGCACAGTGGACTCCACGGCAATACCGCCGCAGGAGATACACAGTGGACACCCTCAAGAAATTGCAGGACGAGGCGGCAACCCTTGCCAACCGGATCGACGCCGTGCGCGCGATCGAGGCCGAAGACACGACCGCCCGCGATGTCGAGCTCATCGACCTCAACAAACGTGCCGACGAACTGACCGCCAAGATTGATTTCGAGAAGAAGGTGGCTGAGTCGGCCAAGAATCTCCGCAGCGTGGTTGACCGCTGCACGCCGGCCCCAGAGGTGCGTGCCGAAGAGCCACGCTGCGGAGATTCTTGG